TGAAACGAAGTAAATAGGAGGTAAACATGAATTTATTAAAAGATTTATGGGGACATTTAAAAGAATGGAATGATTGGAAGATGAAGGACTGGATTAAGGCCGGAATTGTAGTCATTGTTGTTCTTGTTGTTCTCAAAGTTATAATCGTTCCAGGAGCATAATAGTGCCACCAAGAACTAAAGAACAAGCAGAAAGAGCTTTAGGTGCATATCAACGTCCCTCTATAAACTTTACACAGAGGGACGATGTACGTGATTTTGCACGCAGTGCACACGGTCAAAATTACAATCGTATGATGGATCTGCAACAGCAACTTCCAACTATGACTCGTAATGATCCACGTGTACAGGAATTTAAAGATAGAAGAAGAACATTTAACCGGTATGGTAAATACCCTATGGGTGAAATGTTAGGTTACACACCACAACAAATGCAGGATCAATATGTAGATCTTAGTCGTGATGTAAGACAAACAAATAAGCCAGTGTATAATAAGATGTATCCATTAACAGGAATGGCTATGGACTATCCTCAAAAAGGAGGATTACTAGGCATGATAGCAAAAGACATGTTTGGTAAAGTTTCTGATTTTGGAAAAAGCATGGTTAATAAAGAAGGTATAGTAGGAGCTGCTGATGCAGATGAAGCAGAGATGGACGATTATGCAGCACAGACTTTTGGTATGGGTGCACCTATGGATAGACATCCTGGTTCAACACCAGTTATTGAAGGTCCAATGGAACAATCAGAAGTTATTTATAGTCCACACGGACCTACTTATTATGATAGAGCAGAAGGATTAGATTTTGAAGATGATCCAAATCAACCTTATGTCGCTCCAGATGATTATGTAGAAGATGACTTTGGTGCTTTCTATACTGATGAAAATACATTAGCACCGGAAAGAGGATTACCATTTGATGATTCGGCAAGAGAAGATTTTATAAGAAGACAAAATGAAGTTATCCCTGCTGAACCATTACCTATAGGTTCACCTGACCCACAAGGAGATTTTGATAGTTTTAATGAATATGTGGATAATGAAAGTGGATTAGAAGTAACTCTGCCATTACCATTTGATGATGTTATACCACCTATACCATTTGATGATACAGGCCGTGAAACAGGAATAGCATCACTATACGGTCAAGGACCTCAGTGGGGTCGAACAGATAGAAGATATGAAGATGAATATAGAGATTATACAGAAAGAATGGGTGATATGGTTGGTGGCCCAATGACCTATGAAGAATTTGCAAGAGCATATGAAAGAATACACCAAGGTAAGCCACACGCCGGACTTAGATAATGGCTGAAGACGATTATAAAGGCCGATCCGGTGCTGCAAGTTATTCAGCAAGACGAGTTTCTAGCCCAACTGGAATGGACAGGCCAGGTGGGCATCCAGGAAGAGATACTACAGGTAGTGGAGGTTCCTCAAGTAGTGGAAGAGATTGGGATCAAGAAGCTAAAAATAGAGAATCAGGTGGAAAAAGAAAAAGTAATAATGAAAGAGCTGCCGATAGATTATTAGAATTACAAAGACAAGGTTTGGGAAATAGTACTCAAGCACAAGATATAAAATGGCGATTAGCATCAGTTGATGCTAAAGCAGAGCAGTTTCATGCTAGTGGTCGTAAAATGTCTTTTGATGAAAAAATGGACTTAGCTTACGGTGGAAAATTACCTGGCCATTTGCAGAGTAATATGCAAGCTCAAGTAAAAGATTACCAAGATAATCCTCCAAAATTAGTACCTAAAGAAATAACACTAGCTGATGGAACTAAAATGATGACGTATAGCTCTTTTGAGCCAGGTCAATTCGCAGGTAATCAATATGCGGACGTTTTAAAATATGGAATAAAACCAACTGATCCATCTACAAGTTATATGGACTTTGGTTTTGGAAGTGTATTCGGTGCTTCTTCTGGATCAACAGCTTCAAGTCCAGCAGTCCAGCAATCATTAACAGCTATGATGCAAGACTTGTATGATAAAGGATATAGTCAATCTGCGGCATCGCAGATAGCTATGGACAAAATGTATCCTGGTTACTTGGATTATACTTCAGGAAAAATAGATCCAGCAACTGGTGAGCCATATGCTATGCCAGTTAATTTTATGGACATGCCTACACCTAACGAATTTACTACACCCCATAAAATGGTAATGGATTATTGGAGACCTGAAGTAAAAGGTGATGTTTATCACGGCGGATGGGGTTCCGGCTGGGGTGGAGGCTACGGCGGTGGTGGCGGCGGAGGTGGCTCCGGTGGCGGTTACGGCTTTTCAATGCAACAAGACCCAATGCAACAAGGTTATCAACGAGGAAAAGTTGGACCTGGCACTTTACAAGAGCAAGTAAATCAGATATATCTAGGTATGTCGAATTTAAATGCGGCACCAGGATTTAATAAAAATCGTGGTGGAATAGTGAGCTTAGTACAATAATGTTTGGATTACCAGTTGAAATGATCACAATGCTAGGATCTAGTGTTCTTGGTGGTTTTATGACCATCTGGGGACAAAGCATAAAAGCAAAACAAGAAGAACAAAAAATGTTATTAGCAAGATCTAATAACCAGATGAAACACATCAGTGAAGCTCGTACATACGAGAATAAAGGATTTCAGTTTACAAGAAGAATTATTGCACTCACAGCAGTATTCTTTATTATTGTATGGCCTAAAATAGTACCTGTATTCTTTGATGTATCAGTATTTTTAACATGGACAGAATTTAGCAGAGGTTTCTTGTTCTTAATTGAACAAAAAGAAATGCTTGTCGATAGACAATATGCAGGCGTTGTCATAACACCAATGGATACGCATCTGATGGCATCGATCATTGGATTGTATTTTGGAGGAAGTCTTGTCAAAAAATAAAAAAACACACGTGACTAAAGAAGGTAAAGTTGCTAAAAAAGGATTGTGGTATAATATCCATAAGAAAAGAAAATCTGGTAAAAAAATGAGAAAGCCGGGTGCTAAAGGTGCACCAACAGCAGCAGCTTTAAAAAGGAGTCAATAAATTATTGCATTTTTAAGAAAAAAGTATATAATACGCCGGAATGAAAGATGAGACCGCTATTTATCTAGTCTTGAAAAAGATTAGAGCGCGAAAAGAAGAGTTAAAAGAAATCATAGCAGCTGGATTACCTAGCTGGGATGAATATAACCGCACCGTAGGAGAAAATAAAGCCTACGCAATTATGGAACAGGAAATACAAGACCTGCAGAAAGACGAAGATGGAGATACCTAAAAGAAAGTTTGCCCTCGAAGAAAAAGATTTAGCAATTGAAGCAGATGAAAATAATAAAGTAGCGGAAGATAAAGAAAACCGTTTCTTAAATAAAATTCAAAAAGAAGCTACAGATAAAATAGAACATTTGCCCACTGAAAAAGTATTAGAAAGATTACCAGATCCTACTGGATGGAGAATACTTGTATTACCATACAAAGGACAAGGTAAAACTAAAGGTGGTATTATATTGGCAGATGAAACAATTGAAGAAAGAAGTTATACAACAGTTACAGGATTAGTTTTAAAAGTTGGACCAGATGCTTATAGGGATGAAAACAGATTTCCAAATGGACCTTGGTGTAAAAAGAATGACTGGATTATATTTGGTCGTTACGCCGGATCTCGTTTTGGAATAGAAGGTGGTGAAGTGAGAATACTTAATGATGACGAGATAATTGCTGTGGTAAAAGACCCAGAGGATATCTTGCAATACAAATAAACAGGAGGATAAATGCCTGCAGAAACTAAAATTCAGACACAATCTGAAGTAGAAGAAAAAATGGTTGATTTGCCAGATACCGGCTCATCCGTTGATGTAGATATCGCAGACACCAAAAAAACTATTAATCCTGATGAAGATACACCTACCGTTGAAACTGTAGAAACAGCTACTTCCGATGAAATGGATGATTACGGAAAAAAGGTGCAATCGAGGATTGATAAATTAACAAAAAGATTAAGAGAAACTGAAAGACGAGAACAAGCAGCAATTCAGTATGCACAAGGTGTACAAGCGGATGCTTCTAGAATAAAGCAACAAGCTGATCAAATAAATTCTGGTTATGTAGCAGAATTTGGAGATCGTGTTGCTTCTCAGATGGCAGAGGCTAAAAAAGGGTTAAAAGAGGCGATGGACCTTGGAGATACTGAAAAACAAGTAGAAATCCAAGCACAGATAAGCCGTTTAGCGCTTGAAGAAGAAAGAGTTGCTTCTCAAAAAGCTCAAAGAGAAAGATTGGCGCAAGAAATGCAAGCAAGAGGAGTTGATCCAAATCGACCTCAAATGCCACCATATCAGCCACCAAGACCACAAACACCCCCTCCACCAGACCCAAAAGCTGTGGAATGGGCTGAAAAGAACAAGTGGTTTGGAGAAGATGAACCAATGACCTTGACATCTTTCTCAATTCATCGTAAACTAATGGAAGAAGGATTTGACCCGCAGTCCGATTCGTACTATAATGAAGTAGACAAAAGGATGAAGGACACTTTCCCTCATAAGTTTGACAATCAAGTTTCGCCAACTCAAGCTGTTGCCTCTGCTAATAGAGGTGGTCAGCCAGCAAGGCGCAAAGGTACTGTGAGACTCACACCATCACAAGTAGCCATTTCAAAAAAACTAGGTGTGCCACTAAGCGAATATGCGAAGTACGTGAAGGAGTAGGCATATGAATATTAAAAATATAAAAACAAATAAACTACCATCACGCGAGACTGAAACCCGATCTAAAACCGAGAGAAGGAAACCATGGTCTCCACCGTCTCAGTTAGACGCACCACCTGCACCAGCTGGATTTGTCCATCGCTGGATAAGGGCCGAATCTGTAGGACAGATGGATCAAAAAAATGTATCCGCTAGATTACGGGAAGGTTGGGAATTTGTCAGAGCTGACGAATATTCCGACGTTGAATGGCCTGCAATTGACTCAGGTAGATATAGCGGTGTTATAGCTGTAGGAGGGTTAATGCTAGCAAGGATTCCTAAGGAAACCGTTGAAGAGCGTTCAAAATATTTTGCACAAGTAACGCAAGATAAAGATGATGCTGTTGCAAACGATCCACTTAAGGACCAACATCCTAGCATGCCAATCTCAAATGAGAGAAGCTCTCGCGTAACATTTGGTGGCGGTAAGAAGAACTAGTTTTTCTCCCCATAAGTTACAAATTTTATTACACTCATGAGGAGTGTAGTATAACTTATTAACATGAGGATAAAATCATGGCTAACATTGATGCGGCCTTTGGGTACAGACCTATTGGGGCAGTTGGCAGTGGCGTTAATAACGCAGGTACTACCCTGTACACTATCCAAGACAATTACAGCACTTCTATTTTTAAAGGTGATCACGTAATGCAGTCTGGAGGTTATGTAATTGCCGGAACAGCTTCCGGTGCTACTAACCTTGGTGTTTTTAACGGTTGCTTCTATATTGATCCAACTAGTAAAAAACCTACATGGTCAAATTACTACAGCCAGACAAATGTAACCGCAACTGGTTCCATTTCTGGCTCGACGCATATCGATGCATACATCTATGATAATCCGTACACTCTTTTTGAAGCTCAATGTGATGGCACTATAGCTAAAACAGATATTGGTAAAAATACTGATTCTGTGCTTGGTACTTCTAGCACTGTTAACGGTCTGTCTGTGACAGAAATTGACAGTGGTTCTGAAGCTACTACAGCTGGCTTGCAGGTCAAAATTATTGGGATTACAAAAGATCCAGAAAATGACGATGCTTCCAGTGCAAATGCAAACTGGTACATAATGTGGAACGAACACGTTAAGTTAGGCACCGGCATAACTGGTACGTAATAGTTAGGAGAAGGTAAATGGCAATTTCAAGAATGCAATTGGTCAAAGAACTCGAACCTGGCTTGAACGCTTTGTTCGGATTAGAGTATGACCGATACGAAAACCAGCACACAGAAATTTTCGATTCTGAAAGTTCTGATCGTGCTTTCGAGGAAGAAGTAATGTTAGGTGGGTTTGGTAATGCAGAAGTAAAACCGGAAGGATCTGGTGTTGTATATGAATCAGCGCAAGAAACTTTCACTGCACGCTACACTCACGAAACAATTGCTTTAGCTTTCTCATTAACTGAAGAAGCTGTAGAGGATAACCTTTACGACAAAATCAGTACTCGATACACAAAAGCATTGGCACGTTCAATGGCTAACACTAAACAGATTAAAGCTGCTAACGTTCTTAACAGAGCGTTCAACAGTTCTTATCTTGGTGGTGATGATAAGGAGCTTTGTGCTACTGATCACACTACTCTTGGTGCTGACCAAAAGA